GCAGCGCACGCCGCGCTACCAGATACCGGAACGAGCGAACGATCAAATTATTTCGAGAGATTCATCCGGTCATTTTCATGAGCTGCCACCTGCTACAGGCATGGGGCACACCGCACCGACCGACACGCGCGAAGAATAAAATTTATTTTTTATTTTTTTATCCGGGGGCGGGCGGTGTACGGTCCGGAAAATGCGAAAAGATTCAGAAACAAGATATTTTTGTTCAGAACGAGTTCGAACGACAACCACGGCGGGCAGGGGGCCCCCCCACTAAAACGAACGATTGTTCGAATTTTCGCCGATGGCTAGGGTGACATTGTCCAACTCTACGAAAAATCAGAAAAAGGGGGGAACGCCTAAATGGAGGCTAAAAAGTGGCGGTCCGCCATTATCAGGAATCTGAAAAAAGTCAACATTGAGCCCAAACAGTACGACTCCGTCGTGCGGACTCTGGCAGATATCCTTGAGCAGCGCGACATCTGCTTCGAGCAGTACCAGGAAGAGGACGGAAAGCCGGTCATTGAGTACACCAACAAGGCCGGCGCCACGAACATGGTCAAAAATCCTATGCTCACGACCTGGATCGACCTCAACACACAGGCCCTCGCCTACTGGCGCGAGCTCGGCCTCACTCCCGCGTCTTACAAGAAGATGACCGGAGCCACAAAGGGCGAGGAGAAAGGGAGCGCTCTGGTGGAAGCGCTGAAAGCTATTGAAGCGGGTTGACGGTAAGAACTGGCCGGAGGTCATTGCCTATGCCGAAGGGATTCGGGACGGGACTATTGTCGCGAACCTTGAGAGGAAGCAGGCTGTCGAGAGATTCTTCCGGGATCTGAACAATCCGGCTTATGAGCTGAAGTCAAAAGGACCGGAGTTCTGTATCCAGATCATTGAGTCGACCCTGTGCCACCAGCAGGGAGAGGCGCTCGACGGCACTCCGATGCGAGGACTACCGTTCCTTCTGCAGCCCTTCCACAAGTTCATAATCTACAACATGCTCGGCTTCGTGCTCACCGGCACGAACATCGTCAGATTCCACGAGGCACTGATCTTCATCCCTCGAAAGAATGTCAAGACGTCCTTTGCGGCGGCGCTTGCCTGGGCTCTGTCCCTCTGGTATCGACGATCGGGAGCAAAGACATATGTATCATCTGCCGCCCTCATGCAGTCCCTGGAGACGTTCAACTTCCTCAAGTACAACGTTGAGAACATGAAGGAGCATGACAAGGACGGCGGTCATGTCCATATCATAGACAACAACAATGAGCACTCCATGGAGGCAAAACTCCCGGATGGCTCTTTTTTTATACGCGCATTAGCCGCGAACCCTGACACGCAGGACTCTCTCAACTGCAACATCGCGATTGCGGATGAGATCCACGCCTTCAAATCTCCGAAACAGTACAACCTTTTCAAGGAGGCCATGAAAGCGTACACAAATAAACTGATGATTGGCATCTCCACAGCCGGCGACAATGCTCAGGGCTTCCTTGGCCAGCGGCTCAAATACTGCCGGAGCATCCTGGACGGCTCGATCATTGACGAACAGTATTTCGTGTTCATCTGCTGCGCTAACCCGGACGAAAACGGGAATATTGATTACACGAATCCGATCGTCCACGAGATGGCAAACCCGTCGTACGGTGTGACGATAAGGCCGGAGGAGATACTTAACGATTCGCTGCAGGCCCAGAACGACCCGCAGCAGCGAAAGGATTTCTTTGCGAAATCGCTGAACGTCTTTACCAATGCGATCAAGGCATATTTCGACATCCATGAGTTCCAGAGATCTGATGAGAAATATAACTGGTCTCTTGATGAGCTCGCACGGCTGCCCATCAAGTGGTATGGAGGCGCGGACCTCTCAAAGATGCACGACCTTACTGCGGCAGTGCTTTACGGGGAGTACAACGATGTGAAAATTATCATTCCACACGCATGGTTCCCAATTGTTGCAGCTGCAGAAAAAGCGGAAAAGGATAATATTCCGCTCTTCGGATGGATGGACGATGGGTGGTTGACCATGACCAACACGCCGACGACCGAATACAGCGACATTGTCAAGTGGTTTATCGAAATGCGCGAGCGCGGATTTAAGATCGCGCAAGTCGGACATGACCGGAAATTCGGGCGCGAATATATCAGCCTCATGAAGCGAGCCGGGTTCAGGGTTGCCGACCAGCCGCAGTATTACTACGTCAAATCCGAAGGATTCCGGCATATTGAGAAGGCCGCAAAGGACGGAAAACTATATTATCTGCACTCTGAAGCTTACGAGTATTGCGTGGAGAACGTCAGGGCGGTCGAGAAGACCGACGACATGATCCTCTACGAGAAGATACAGCAAGAGTATCGCATCGACATATTCGACGCGAGCGTGTTTGCCTGCGTCAGATGCCTCGAGTGCATGGAAAAGAATAACAACGCGTCAGGATGGTGGGGCGAATGAGTAAACGAAAGAGAAAAAAGAATATGACTGCCGCCGCTCCGGCGACGAACACGAGGGCGACAATCCTTCTTTCTGATTCCGCCGCCTACGACATGCTGTGCCTTGACGGGTACACGACACTCAACAAAAATCCGGAGATCGTGACGGCAGTGCGGAGGATCGCAGACCTCGTCTCAAGCATGACAATCTACCTCATGGCCAACACGGCGAGCGGGGACGAACGGATCACGAACGAGCTGAGCCGGAAAATCGACATCACTCCGAACAGATTCATGACCCGGAAGACGTTCATCGACGCCCTGGTAATGAATCTTATGCTTCACGGTGACGGAAATTCAGTCGTCAAAGTCCACACAAAGCGGGGACTGATTGACGACCTTGAGCCGATACAGCCGCACAGGGTGAGTTTTGTCCCAAAAGGTTACGGCTACTACACACTGATCGACGGGAAGAAATTCGAGACGGATGACATCATTCACTGTGTATGGGTTCCGGATGAGCACCATCCATGGATGGGCTCAGGATTGCGCGTACAGCTCAAGGATATCGTCAAGAACCTTAGTCAGGCAAGGAAGACAGAAAACGCGTTCATGACGTCAAAGTACAAGCCGCCGCTCGTGGTCAAGGTCGACGCATTGTCGGAAGAGTTCTCGTCCCCGGCAGGGCGGCAGAAACTGATTGAGCAGTATCTGGAAACATCTGAAGAAGGTCAGCCCTGGATTATTCCCGCCGATCTGATCGACGTGAAGGAAGTCAGACCGCTTTCGCTCAGCGACATTGCCCTCAACGACACGGTCGAGATTGATAAACGGGCAGTCGCCGCACTTCTTGGCGTTCCCGCGTTCCTGCTCGGAGTCGGGAAATACGACCAGAGGGAATGGAACAGCTTTATAAACAACACGATCCGCCCGCTGTGCCGGGCGATCGAGCAGGAATTCACCCGGAAGCTGATTTTATCGCCGAAGTGGTATTTCAAGTTCAACACGACGTCGCTCATTGATTGGGACTTCGAACAGGTGGCATATGTATTTGGTAATCTTTCAGACCGCGGCATTATCACCGGCAATGAAGTCCGCGACAAGATCGGCATGAGCCCGCTCGAGGGGCTCGATAAGCCGCGAATCCTTGAAAACTACATCCCGATCGACATGATCGGAAATCAGAAAAAGCTCATACAGAAGGGAGACGACGATGAATAGAGACATTAGACAGGTCAGGACATCCCTATCAAATTTCAACACGCGAGAAGACGGCGGAAATCCCCGCATCGAGGGATATTTCGCTGTTTTTAATAGCAACTACGAGGTATTTCATGGCTGCACTGAGTCCATCGCTCCGGGGGCGTTCACCGACGAATTGCATGCGGATGTGAGGGCATTGATCGACCATGATACGAGACTCGTTCTCGGGCGGACGACCGCCGGCACGCTTGAGCTTCGTGAAGACGAGCACGGACTTTGGGGAGGCATCAGCATCAATCCGAACGATACTGAGGCAATGAACCTGTACGCGCGCGTAAAACGTGGCGATGTGTCGCAGTGTTCTTTCGGCTTTACCATCCTGGATGAG